AGCTTTGTTGAAAGCCGTATTAATCCTAATGATCCCGCAGTAAAGTCGGCCATGACTAGTCGCTACAATATTGAGGATAGCAATCCTTACGTTGACTATATTGGACCCTCTCCGTCTGTTCAAGAAATGAATGAGGGAGAACGTGTAAAACTTTTAGGTTCAATGCGTAATGCTGAAAATGCTTTGGCACAGATTGAACGCGCTAAAAATATTGTCCAGAAAGCATATAGCCCCGGCACGTGGTTTACGAGTGTGTATAACCAATTCGTTCCTGTTATTCCCGGTGCGCAACCTAATGTAAATGCAGCAGACGTGGCTACTCAATTGAAGTCTGTCTTTGCCAACGTCTCCAAGAATGCGGCATCGATTAACAATAGTGGCCGTGTAGCCGTGCAACAGCAAGAATGGGAACGAGAGAACTTGAGTGCGCTGGATAATCCGGAAGGATTCTTGAAGAACCCTGAACTAGCAGCAAAGACATTAAACTCTTTGGAAGCGTTGTATCGTAATGCGCGCCATCAATCGATGCAACAATTAGGTTGGGAAAATCGAGAGTTTACGATGCGCACCCCGGAGACAGGGACGCAAAATGATCCATTTATTATTCCTGCCGATGCTGACATGCAGAAACGGATGTTCTCCTTCTTAGGTAGTACTATTGGTACTGTGCAGAACCCGAATGCAGTGGTGTATTTACGCTTGCCAAATAACACCATACAGGCATTCAACCCTTCCCAGTTAAAAGGAATGAAACCGCAATGATCATCCCAAATGCCCAAGGCCAGATGGTGGATCTCACCACGGGGGAAATCGTAGGACGTGAAGAAGGTGCTCCGACTACGGCTCCTGTACGCGCAGCGGTTCAGGGGGAAGTTCCTGTACCGGAAGGCGACCGCGTTAATGGCCTGCTAAAGAACCTATCTTGGGGATTTAATTCCATGCTGTTCGCGGCCCCTGATCTTGCAACCGAGGGCATTGGCAAAGCATTGGGCATGAAACCAGAAGAGGTATTTACTCTGGGTAAGTTTTTCAATAAAGGTCAGGTAGCGCCACGCAATTCGGAGGAGCGTTACTCCCGTGCTATCGGCGAAGGTGTTGGTGGCACATTACCTATTACAGGTATTTTGGCGTATGCGGCACGCGTTAGACCTATGGCCGCGGTAGCCCAAACAAGTGCAGGAGTAGTGAAAGGGATCGCTAATGATGCTATTAAATTTGCTCAACAAAGTCCTAGATTGGCAGCAGGCCTTGACATCGCGTTTGGCGCAGGCTTTGAAACGCTTCGGCAAGCAGTAACAGAGAACGTCTCTGATGACAATCCTAACAAAGCACTATACGAAGCCTTACTTCCTACGGCTGCCTTTGTGGGTCTGCCATTAGCCGTTAATATCATGCCTTCTGTTATAGGTGCAAAAGCAGTGGCTAATAAGGTTAAAAATGCCACCGCAAATTTAGGTGAGGTAGAAAGCGATGTCTTAAATAGCCTTGGCCCCGTTTACCGTATTCCGGGCGTTAAGATTGTTCCAAAGCTATTAATGAAGAACGCCGAGCGAAAGCTAGAGCAAGTGTTTGGCCCAATATCCAAAAGTCCCGAAGCACAGCAGGCGATCAAGCAATTAGAGATCGCAATGCAAGATCCTCGGTTCGCGAAAGCTGGTTTTATGTTCGATGCCGCCGAAACGACCATGTATGGCCCCTTGCTTGCGCGTAAATCAGAATTACTGGAGCAGTTAGGCCCCACAGAGTTAGAGGCCACTAAACAACATATTAATGAGAATCAACAGAAGTTAGCTGCTCTGTTTGATACGCTGGCACCAGAGGCACGTCAGCCGGTAATTGAGGCCTTCCAAGCAGCGCAGGCTGATCGTCAATCATTCTTTGAGAGTTTGTTAAAGTCTCAGAAAGATCTGACAGAGGCGGAAGTGTTGTCGGTGTCCGAGCGCCTCGGCCCACAGAACATGGACATGATCAACAATGAGCTACGGGGTGCGCTTTTGGGTGCCATGGAGTTTGATGCGAGCATGCGTACCAATACGTTAAATCGCATGGGTCTGCGCCAAGCAGTATCGCCAGAAGGTCTTCCTATGCCTACACGGCAAGAGGGTAAATCTTTGTTCCCTGCGCAGAACATGGAGGGTATGGCCACTAGCCTTATCAACAAGTACACCCCAGAGCGCCCTTCTCTACGTAATCCTATTCCAGAGCCTATTGCCCTGTTGCGCAACTTTGTGCAAAGCCAACAATTTGCGCGGGATCAGTTAGAGAAAAGGATGGTCAAGCAGCTTACTGGTCAGGCTATTGATACACAAATTACTGGCCTAGGTTTGCCGCAAGATATTGAAGAAGCGGTGCGTTCTTCTGTCTTGGCTTTGGTAGAGGGTAGGGCAGCAAAAGGTGGGAAAAAACGTGCCACTGCCACGGATATTGCAAAGACCGATGCACAGGGATTTACTAATGTACCTACTGGTATTCCTAACAAGTTTATTCGCATTAACTCGAACCAGATCAAGCAAGACGCTGCGCGGATCGCGGGGGATAACACAAGCATCGATATTAATGCGCCTGAGGCACTGGACTATCTGGCCGCGGCTGCACGCTATCGCAATGATTCCTTGGCCCGCTATAACTCAGCTATGTCCCGCGGCACGTCACGCCTGACCGATGCCCAGCGTATTCTGGATACAGGCAATGCGGTGTACAAGGATGTAGAGAAACTAATCTTGGACCACGTACCAAAGATCAAGGCAGAGTACGAAGGCATGAAGAATGTCTTGTCTGACTACCGTGCTGGTTTTGAGAAGAATCTTCCTTTGCTGATGTCGCGGACGCGTGCAGGTGGCGAAGAGTTCTTGCTGGGTAATGAGCAGCTAATGCAGCGTGCATTCCAGAATGCAGGCAACCTACGTCAGTTGCAGGTTTCTCTTGGTGGCACTCCTCAGTTCGATACCTTGTTGGTAAAAGGTACGATGGATTGGCTGCGTAACAAGAATGTTATTACCCCTGACGGCATTGTTGACCCGAAGAAGATTCGTGCAGTATTGGACAAGAATCGCAATATCGTAGAGGCATTGCCTGACAGTATTCAAGCCGCGTTGAAGGATGAAGTTACGCTGGCCGATGAGTACATAACGCGTTTAGGTGAGTTAGATCAACGTCGTATAACTGCAAAGAACGATGAGCTAGATCAATTGCTGCGTAAGGCAGGCCGTCCTGATGCCGACCCTAAACAGACGTTGGCCAAGGCTATTCAAGACCCATCCATCATGCGTGTCTTGGTGGACGAGTTTGGTAAAGACCCAGAAAAATTAGCTGCCTTGCGTCGTAGCGTGTTTGAAGTAGCTTCTGAGGGTTCAAACAAAGGTGGCGCGTTACAAACCTTCTTGCAAAATAACGAGAAGTCTTTAAGCATCTTATTCAAAGATACCACGCATTTAAATGACCTAAAGACACTGGCTGATTTGCAGGCACGAGTGAATGCTTTTGCTGATGTAACTGGCCAGATTCCTGCGTTTGATTCATTAGATCAAACACTGAAGAATACTTTCGGTGCAGGTATTCAGTTCCTTACCACCACGGCTCGCGAAGCGGCAGTAGGCAGGATTAGTCCCTCTACCGGCGCACTGGCTATTCTGGTTCGTTTCTTCGGTAGGCTGGAAAACGACTTATACAACCGAATATTTATTAAAGCATTAGAAGATAAAGAATTTGCTAAAAGCATTACGCACGTAGCTACGCCAGCAGATGCCAAGCGCTTGACAGGGCAGTTGCAAGCGATTGGTATCCCGGTTGCTAAGTATCTGCCTTTCCCTGTTAAGGGCGCTGCTTTGGAAGCGGGACAGGCAGCACGAGGCGAGGAACAAGTACCCATTGAAGGTATGGCAGAACAGCCTGTCATGCCTCGCGAAACTGCGCGTCAGATGATGCGTAAGATGCCTCCTGCTCCGCCAACCACGGGCACTAACTTTGGCATGCCGACTATCAACCCTAGTCAGCAGCAACAGCCAAATATTCCGCTGATGTACCCAACGCTATTCCCTAACGATCCAATTAGTGCGATGTTGCTGCAGCGTCAGCAGCAGTTAAAACAAGGTCAACCAATTACTCCGGGACAATAATCATGGCAACTAAACCAGTATGGGATAAACCCCGTCCAGCAGGATTAGGTAAGTCTAAGAAATTATCTCCACAGAAGAAGAGTATGGCAAAGGCAATGGCCAAGAAAGCTGGTCGGCCATACCCTAATCTGGTGGATAACATGCGTGCAGCCAAGAAGGCTAAGTAGTTTGCTGGACCTCTACATCTCCTAGAGGTCTTTGAGAGTCTGATGTGTTCCCCCCGTCGGACTCTCTTTTTTCAAACTGCTCTACCCTACGCATCCACTCATCTTGATAGCCGTCAAATTCACGGCCACAGGTGGTAAATTCCTGTATCTGGCCATCCTGCGCCACCATCATAATGACCCCCTGACGAATGTCCGTGCCATGCACCTTGTTGTGCGCTTTGGCATAGGCGGCTAGTTGGATGAAATAGTCATCAATCCACTCGCGCTTCTTCATCCTATTGGTCTGCTTAAAGTCCAGAATACTGGCCTCACCTTTGTAGATACCTACGCAATCCGTGGTCCCCGCATAGCGGCCCGGGTAATACAAAGGTACTTCCGCGCCCCACACTTCCTGCACATGCGGAAAGAAGTACTCGATCAGTGCGTAGCCCATACGGTAGCCTTTGATCTGGAGCCATGACCGCGGAACAGGGAGAGGGCGATTCAACAGCAAGCGCTCCACTACATTATGCATATGGGTGCCGACGGTAGCGGCATCATTGCGGATGCGCTCTGCTTCGTCTTTACCTACGCGCTCTTCCCACTCCTTCAGGAAGCTCTGATCCTTGGTGGCCGATAGAATGGTCGTTACGCTAGGAACAGGTTCTAATTCGTCACTTTTGTATACACGTCCTTCCGACGTGTCCATTCTTTCCAGTTTTTTGTACACATACTTCTTACGGATAGGGATTAATTGCATTATACGAGCCACTCCTTTAGCTTTTCGCCCAACACTGCGCCTGCAATATCGATCTTGCTGCGTAGTGCTTTGACGATATGTTCATCAATGGTTTTTGTAGCGATCAAGTCTACGTAGGTTACCTTGCTAGTTTGCCCGATCCGGTGAGCGCGGTCCTCGGATTGCAGGCGTTTTTCCAAGTCAAAGCTGTTGCTGTAATACACCACCAAGTTGGCAGCAGTGAGCGTTAAGCCATAGCCGCCTGTGCTGGGGTTACCGACAAAGAAGCGTAAGTCATCCTCTGGGTCTTGGAAACGGGTAACAATCTCTTGCCGCTCGTCCGCAGGCGTATCCCCGAAGTAAGTAGCTACGCTGGTCATGCCGTATTCCTTTTGCAAAGCCAGCTTGATCTTCTCAATGTCCCTGCGGTAGGTAGCCCAGATAATGACCTTGCTTGACGCTTCGCGGAGCGCGGCCAGTAGCTCATCCATTCGATTGCTAGGCAGATCAATCTCTTCCCCGCTATCCAACTTCATGTGGCCACAGACGATCTGATGCAAGCGCATTAGCTGGGTTAATGCGTTGTTGGTGGTGACCATGCCCTCCTCCACCAAAGCCAGCGCCATCATCTTCATCTGCTCGTAGGCAGACTTCTGCTCTGGCGTGAGCTCGACTTCTCTGCGGGTATATATCTTATCGGGCAGGTCTAGGCATTCCTTCTTGGTGACGCGGAAGGCAAAGTTGTTGATCTTCTCCTGCAATTCATCCAACCTGCGATAGCCCACAATCTGCTTGAATGTATGCGTAGGCATCTTTCGTTCAATGAGAACCGCGTACCGCGCTTGGAAGGTATAGAAGCTTGTTGCATCCAGACAATCAGGGGACAGGAAGTCGCATTGGGAGTACAAGTCCAAGGGGCTCTTCGTAACAGGAGAACCTGTCGCGATCCGCCGATAACGGGCCTCCCTACCTATCTTGATGATGCTCTTAGTACGTTTTGCAGCAGGAGTTTTAATGGTGGTCGATTCATCAATGGCCATGAAGGATTTAGTCACTCTAAGGAAGATTTTGGCAAAATTCTGGCCTTTTTCCGTGCTAAATGCCTCGATATTCATGATTAGAATGCGTAAATCATCTACTGCATTCATCATTCCATCCATCTCTTCTCTCTCTGCTTTCTTTGGGGTAGGTGACCAACAGGCCATCTTGTACCGAATATGGTCCGGCATGTGTTTCGGTATCTCTGACTTATACCAGTTTCGGTATACGCCCTTAGGGGCCACAATCAGCATGGAATCGATACGGCCTTTGTCATACAGCATAGCTGCATTGTTTATCAGCATAAAACTTTTACCTGTTCCCATCTCTGCAAAGAGGGCAGCAACAGGTTGCTCCCAGAACCTCTGCATATAGGCAGCTTGGTGTAGGAACGGCGTGTTTTTAAACGGGTACTTATCAACGAAGTAGTTCATCTTTCTTCCTTTCTTATGCAGACCTATTGACAGCCTGTGTTTTTATTGTACACTGTGTGCTCGTTTACAGAAAGGAGAAAGAAACGTGAAAAGAGTTTTTGTTGTGCAGGAGATGCCTAACCATGACATTTCTAGTGCTATGAAGTATGGGGAGGTAGAAATACTGCTTGCTTCCAATACCCAAATTGCTTTTTCTACCGCACCTACTATCCGGCGTTTACGCCGTAAGTTGCGAGATTATAAAGATGGGGATTATCTTTTATTAACGGGGGACCCAGTTGCTATCGGTTTAGCTTGTGCGATAGCATCTTTCAATAACGGTGGACGTTATACCGCGTTAAAATGGGATCGTCGGGAGCGCATGTATATTCCGATTGAGATTGATGTTACCGAGAATGGAGAGAGAGATGAAGACGGATATTAATACCCTCTTTGAAGAGGATGCTGGGGCACTGCAGATCAAGAATGATGACCTGACTAGTGTTGGTGCTTTGGCCAAACGGGCAAAGATGTTGGAGAAAGAAATTGAGGAGATGGAAACTGTTCTGAAAGAGCGCAAAGATCAACAGCGCAAGCTTTTAGAAGAGACTATTCCAGCAATGCTGCAAGAGTTAGGCATGAAGAAGTTCACCATGGCTGACGGCAGCACAATTGATGTCAAAGCATTTTACTCTGCCAGCATCAAGGAAGAGAACCGCGCGGTAGCCTTTGAATGGCTTCGTGCAAATGGCTATGACGACATTATCAAGAATACAGTATCAGTACGCTTTGGTCGCAATGAGGACGAATTGTGTGCTGTGTTGTTAGATTATCTGCGTGAGCAAAACTATCCGGTCGAGCAAGCACAGAAAATCGAGGCCCAAACGCTGAAGGCATGGGTCAAAGATATGGTGGAGCGCGGCGTTGAGTTCCCCAATGAAACTTTTGGTCTGTATGTCGGCCAAAAGGCAACGATAAAATCCACTTGAACCAAGGAGCATTAATCATGGCAAAGAACGAAGTAATCGAGAAAAAATCTACCGAATTAGCATTGACAGCATCTTTTGAAGATGACGCGTCAGGTGGCTTTGACAACATGAATCAGGATGACTTTGCATTACCCTTCCTGCGCTTGTTGACCAACGTCAGCCCAGAGATTGGCGAAGTAGAGGGCGCAATGCCCGGGATGATCTACAACACAGTAACAGGACAGCTTTATGATGGGAAAAAAGGGATTACAGTTATCCCCTGCGCGTACGTACGGCAATATATTGAATGGGCCCCCCGTGGCTCCGGTTCCGGGGCTCCGGCAGCTATATATCCCGCAACGAGCGATATCCTTAGTAGAACCCATCGTGAGCCGGGCGATAATAAAGATTATCTCGACAACGGCAACTACATTGAGAACACTGCCAATCATTATGTGATGATTGTTGGTGACAGCGGCTTTGGTGAACCAGCGCTGATCACAATGAAGTCTACGCAGTTGAAGAAGTCCCGCAAGTGGAACAGTATGATGATGTCTGCCAAGATGATGGGCAAGAACGGACCATACACGCCACCTATGTTCTCTCAGTTGTATCGTCTCTCTACACAAGCTGAATCCAATGACAAGGGTAAGTGGTTTGGTTGGGAAGTTGAGCGTATTGGGCCTATCGAAGACTCATCGCTTTATCTTTCTGCAAAGTCATTTGCGCAAAGTATTGGGTCCGGTGATGTCAAAGTCAAACATGCTAGTGATGAGTTGATGGAAGGCTCGCCCGACGTGCCGTTTTAAGTTCACGGGGGAAAGCGGATGCTAATGCCGACTGCTGGCGTGTCGCACGGGACTCTGTAAAGAGCGGTGAGCATGTAACAGACACTAGTGTAGCGAGTACCCCACCTTCTGAGATAGAGCATGATCGATATAACAAAATTAAAAGCGATATTTAGTGGGTTGGATATTGCCTATGGGACATACGTAATCAAAGGAGCGCGTGGCGATGGAAAACAAAGCGGACAAGCGACCGTGGTTAGAAAGCCTCCTACCGACGACCTTTGGGAGCGGCATCTATCTGGTGTTGAACCTAGTTTGGGTATTATTCCTATCCGCGCTGATAACACTTGTATATGGGGTTGCATTGATATCGATCAGTACCCTATTGATCATCGAGGCCTTGTGGAGAAGATTGATGGCTTGGGTCTTCCGCTAGTCGTTTGTCGTAGCAAGTCCGGTGGCGCTCACTGCTTTTTATTTACGCGTGAACCCATCGCAGCACGTAGCATGATCGAATACTTAAAAGCCTGCGCCGCATTATTAGGCGAGGCTGGCCGTGAAATATTCCCCAAGCAATCTGAGATATTGGTAGACCGCGGGGACACGGGTAACTTCCTCAATCTTCCTTATTTTGGCGGAGATAATGGCACGCGCTATGCATTTAACAGTGACGGTACTGCCGCCACATTGGAAGAATTCTTCGCGCTCTACGAAGCGAAGGTTCAGGATGGACCCGTCGCGGTCCCCGAGCCACCAAAAGTCGCGGAAGCGCCTGTCAAGGATGGGCCTCCGTGTCTACAGGCTCTCTGTACGCAAGGTTTTCCTGAAGGTACGCGGAACAACGGAATTTTTAATGTTGGTATCTACCTTAAAAAAGCTGCTCCATCGGCTTGGGAAGACAAAGTAGTCGAGCACAATCTCAAATACTTCTCGCCACCATTACCGAACAACGAAGTACAACTTGTTATCAAGCAATTGAACAAGAAAGAGTATCGCTACAAGTGTAAGGACGCGCCGCTCAATTCCTTCTGCAACTCCGGCCTGTGCCGTACAAGAAAGCATGGCATTGGTGGCAGTGGGCCAGATAGTCCTACGCTCTCCTCGCTCTCTAAGTACGCCAGTGAGCCGCCTCTGTGGTTCCTTGATGTCAATGGCCGTAGAGTCGAGTTGGAGACAGATAGCTTGTTCAACCAAGCCGCCTTTCAAAAGGCTTGCTTAGAGCGATTAAATACGCTGCCCCCTACCTTGAAGAAGATGGATTGGGAGCAGTTGCTCAATGGCTTACTTAAAGAGATGGTGGAGACAGAACAGATATCTGAGGCCAGCGAAGATACGTCCGTAACAGGTAAGTTCATGGACCTTTTGGAAGAGTTCACCGCCCACATGCAGCAAGCCATGGACCGCGATGAAATACTCATGGGCCGCCCGTGGTTTGACGCAGAGGACGGGAAGTGTTATTTCCGGATCAAGGACCTCGAATCGCACTTGAAGCGCAATAATTTCATTGGCCTAACTGCACCCAAGATGGCACAGCGCTTACGTGACATGGGCGGTGAGCCTATCTCTCTGTTCCTGAAGGGTCGTACCATTCGATGCTGGCGTATTCCGCCATTCGCTAACCAAGATGCACCCTTCGCTACTGAGACGGTGCGCCAACAAGGGAGTCCCTTCTAATGATAAGACGACCTGCCGGTCCTAAGAGAATCCAGCCGCTTAAACAGATAGCTGGGATCGGCAAACGCGTTGCCCCGAAGAGGGCAGTCACAAAGCTTCCTGTCCTCAAGCCAGTGGTCAAGAAGGTGCCGGTGAAGTCACGCCTGACGCACTTTGAGCATGCAGAGGATCACCTGATCAATGCAGGCTTTGAAGGCTATACGTATGCAGTAACTGTACTAAAGGCAGTGCATGCGACCATGACGGGAGAGCCTTCCGCTATCATTACCGAGAAGTACGACGGTAGCCCCAGCATTGTCTTTGGCATTTTCCCCGCTACAGGTAAGTTCTTTGTAGCTACAAAGTCCTTCTTCAACAAAGTACCCAAGATCAATTACACGCACGAAGATATTGTGCGTAACCACGGCTATTCAGAAGAGCTTGTGGCCAAGCTGGGTAAGGCCCTAGAGCATCTGCCTAAGATCACCCCAGAGCAGGGCATCTTCCAAGGCGATTTGATGCACATAGCTGGGATGAATATTGAAGAGACTGAGGATCAGGTACGCTTCAATGCCAATACCATTACCTATTCCATCTCCTCGCGCTCTGAAGAAGGTAAGCGCCTGCTTGCTTCGCAACTAAGCATTGCCATACACACTGAGCATACCCACGGAGCGCGCTACGCGGACCACTTCCCTACTCTTCTGACACACCCAGATGTCTGTGTCATCAGCGTTAAGGTAGACCTAGCCAAGATTTACTACCCTGCAGAAGCGCAGACTGCTTTTAAATGGTACATGGACCGCGCAGCGGACTTAATGCACACCATCCCTACTGCCTACCCACAGGCGGAGAAGATAAAGAAGTACATCAATAGGAAGATCAAGGAACGCTCTTCTCCGTCCGCGGAAGACTTCTCTGACCTAGATCAGATGTTCCACATTCACGATTACCTGCAAAAGGCCAAGGATGCATTGAATTATGCCCTGTCCTTTACCCGCAGATTTGATACGTCTATTGATGGTGTAGCTACAAAAGGCGAGGGATTCGTCGCTGTTCTTTACAATAATCCTACAAAACTTGTCAATCGGGCTGAATTTAGTTTACAAAACTTCTTACGCCAGAAGGTCAAGGATGCTGCTGCGGACAAGGCTTACCTGAAACCTATCGTTATGGCCGTAGCGCGGATGAATCCTCCTACCATCGGCCATAAGCGGTTAGTGGATAAGGTCAAGCAGATAGCGGATGCCTGCTCCTCGAAGCACATTATCTTTCTCAGCAACAGCCACGACGGTATGCGCAATCCGTTATCCCCTGAGTCAAGACTAGCGCATGTCCAGCGCTTATTCCCTGACACTAACTTCAGGATAGCGGGCAAGGATTTCCCGGGCTTCTTAGCCCACGCCACCTCTGCCTACAGAGAAGGTGCAGAGTATTTAATACTGGTCGCTGGATCAGATAGGGCGGAGAACTATGAAGAGATGATGGACCAGTACAACGGTCCACTTGGCCCTTTCAATTTCAAGAAGGTTGCCGTTATCTCCGCCGGAGATAGGCGCGAAGGGGACGGCATAGAGGGAATGTCTGCTACGCGCATGCGGTGGTATGCAGAGATGGGTAATTACTCTGCATTTATAGCTGGGCTACCTCCGACAACCGAGGACCATGCCCGCCAGATTTATGACGAGGTACGCAAAGGATTGGGGCTATGACCGCTATCAGAAAAGTCTTCGGTCCCCCCGGATCAGGCAAAACCACCTACTTGCTCAACGTCGTAGAGCAGGAGCTAGAGAGTGGTATCTCTGCTGCGGGCATTGGCTACTTCTCCTTTACACGCAAGGCGGCTAACGAAGCGCGGGACAGAGCTATCCTGAAGTTCCCTGACCTCAATGCACGCACCGACTTCCCTTACTTCCGCACGCTGCATAGCTTGGCATTCCATTGCCTCTCTACCCGCGCCGACGATATGATGCAGCCCGCTCATTACATTGAGTTTGCCAAGCAATCCGGTATCCAATTAGATGTCAGCAGAGACGACGACGAAGGCTATGCGAAAGCGGACAATCCAATCCTTAATGAGATCAACCTTGCCAGAATACGAGGCGTGGACCTACGAGCACACTACAATGCTTCCTCCCTCGACATCGAATGGCACCATTTCGAGTTCGTTGAGCGAAGCTATCGGCACTACAAAGCCTCCCGCAACCTTTTGGACTTCACCGACTTGCTCGAGCTCGTTGTTCTGGATCCCCATCGACTACCCAAGCTACAAGCACTGATCATCGACGAAGCACAGGACTTGTCTCGCCTACAGTGGCAACTGGTCTTCGCTCTCGTTGCGCGGTCCGAGCGTGTCTACATCGCAGGCGATGACGACCAAGCGGTGTTCACATGGGCTGGGGCAGACGTAAAATCTTTCTTAGAGTTTGAAGGTGATATCCATGTCCTCCAGCAGTCTTACCGAATCCCTTCCACGGTCCACAAACTTGCTACTAACATTGTGCAACGGATACGAGATAGGCAAAGTAAAGATTGGAAGCCAAGAGACTATATTGGCTCCGTCAAACAGTACTACCGCTTCGAAGATGTGCCAATTGACGATGGCCAATGGCTCATCCTTGCCAGTACTAATTACATGCTCAATCCAATACATGAATGGCTCAGAGGGCATGGGATTCTCTTTGAACGTAACAGCGTCCCCAGCCTGCCTCCCCAACTCCTAAAAGCCGTTGTGGATTGGGAGCGCCTACGCAAGGGGCTTGCCTTGGGGCTCATGGATGTACAGAACATCTACAAGTATCTCGGCGCACCATTCGCGGCCCGCGGCTACAAGAACTTCAAAGGCAGCGTGGATGTGCTGGAGTACGATATTCCCACCCTACAGAAACACTACGGCCTCCTCACCGACGCGGTATGGCACGAAGCATTGCTACGCATACCAGAAGACAAGCGGGAATACCTACGCGCGGTGCTGCGTCGTGGCTTTAAATTCTCCAACACTGACCGCATCAAGCTCTCCACGATCCACGGCGCAAAAGGCGGGGAGGCAGACAATGTAGTGGTGTTAATGGACCTGTCCCCCAAGACTATGAAGGATTACAGCATCAATTCAGACAACGTCAACCGACTGTTCTACGTTGGCGTTACGCGGACAAAGAAGACATTGCACTTAGTGCTACCAAAACACCAAGATAAAGGATTCCGCTTGTGAAAAGTTTACCGCTGTTCCCCATCCAATCCGATTGGGTGGCCCCTGATGTATTCCCTAATTTATCTAACGCAAAGGAGATTGCAATTGACCTCGAAACCTGTGACCCACATATGGAGACAATGGGCCCCGGCTGGCCTCGCGGGGACGGTTATGTTGTTGGGTACGCTATTGCTGTCGAAGGTTGGAGTGGATATTTTCCTATCGCTCACGCTGGTGGTGGTAATTTGGATAAGCGGTTGGTCAATCGCTGGATTGCAGATGTTGTTGGAGGACCTGCCGATAAAATCATGCACAACGCCGCCTACGACCTCGGCTGGCTCAAAGCGAGCGGCTTTAAAGTCAATGGCCGCATCTGCGACACAATGCTCGCCGCCCCGCTCCTCGACGAAAACAGATTCTCCTTCTCCCTAAACGCCTTAGGCTACGACTACCTAAAGGAAACCAAGAGCGAAGCAGGATTAAAGCAAGCCGCCGCAGAGTTTGGTGTCCACCCTAAGAAAGAACTCTGGAAGCTGCCCGCTATGTACGTGGGTAACTACGCAGAGCAAGATGCAGCACTAACATTAAAGCTTTGGCAGGACTTCAAAGTCAAAATGCGCATAGAGAATGTCGAATCCATCTTCGACCTCGAAACACGGCTCTTCCCCGTCCTCTTCGGCATTACCGAGCGCGGTGTCCGTTTCGACAGGGATAAGTGTTCGCGGCTCATCGACCAACTCGTCAAGCAGGAGAAAACGCTGTTAACGGACCTGCGTAAGCTATCCGGCACCCCTGTGGATATCTGGGCCGCTGCCTCTATTGCCAAGGCTTTTGATGCGCTATCCCTGCCCTATCCGCGTTCCGAGACAGGCTTACCAAGTTTCAACAAAGTATTCTTAGAGGAATGCCCTCACCCCATCGGTAAAATGATCGTAGAGGCGCGGGAAACGAATAAAACACACAGCACCTTCCTCGCCCCCTATCTGGACTTCTCCGCGAAAGACGGCCGCATCCATCCGCACATCAACCAACTGCGCTCCGATGAAGGGGGAACCGTGTCAGGACGCTTGTCCATGGCCAACCCCAACCTCCAGCAAGTGCCCGCGCGGCATGAAATCATCGGCCCTATGGTCCGCGGCTTATTCTTACCAGAGGAAGGACAGCTCTGGGCATCCAATGACTTCTCTTCCCAAGAACCGCGCCTGCTCGTGCATTACGCCGCCCTTTTAGGTTTAGACGGGGCCGACACGATGGTTTCTGCTTACAAGAACAATCCGGACACAGATTTCCACCAAATGGTCGCAGATATGGCCAAAATTAAGCGAAAACAGGCAAAAACCATCGGTTTAGGCCTCATGTATGGCATGGGAAAGGCAAAATTAGCTGCACAACTGGATGTAACCGTGGAAGAAGCTGCGCGGCTCATGGATCAGTTCCATCAGAATGTGCCCTTCCTCAAAGGAACGGTGAACGCGGTCATGCGTCGCATCGATCATCCCGCCGCGGCAGGCGCTATCCGTACCCTACTAGGCAGGAAATGCCGCTTCCCACTCTGGGAACCTATGACGTGGGGGGTGAACAAGGCGCTCCCTTACGAGCAGGCAGTCATTGAATACGGCCCGCGGGTCAAGCGTGCCGGTACGTACAAGGGATTAAACAGGTTGATTCAAGGGTCTGCCGCGGATCAAACTAAGATGGCGATGATCGCGCTTCACGAAGCGGGGGAAACGCTCCTGCTACAGCTACATGATGAGGTGGTACTGTCAGTAGAGAGCAGGGAGCAAGCACAACGGGCCGCGGCCATCATGATGGACTGCGTACAGATGGAAATACCTACCAAGGTAGACGTTGAAGTAGGTCCTAATTGGGGCGAGGCTAAGTAAGGTCATACAGCAGGCATAACAATAGGACGATAACCGCTATTGTTATGCCACAACCCATCAGAAACCCAGATAGCCAGATGACGAATGTGTAGGTATCCATTACACCGACCCATGCAGCACGTTAGTCAACGCTAACATCTTCTTCTTATTGCGATACCGCTGTGTACGCTCGGCATCGCTCATGCGGGAGCGTGGCTTGTCCTTACCGTTGCCAAACTTATATACCTGCGTACAGTCCCTCCCCTTCACGTCTTTTTCCCACGCGCATACGTGCACCAATCGGTACCGCTTAAAGCATCGCATCAATCGCTGCGCGGTGCCTAGATGGATGCCCGTTTCTTCCACTAAGTCGTGCGTGGTACACGGCTCACGGGTCAGCATCACGAAGATTTGCGCGTACATGTTTTGGTTTAGCTTTCTCTGTTCAGCCATTGTTTTTTCCTTACAGTATAATTAATTTGCTA